TGTCAAAAGCGTTGTTTAGAACCGCTGCCGCTTTGACCTGCTTGGTTTGGCTCATGCTTCGAGCCAAGGCCTTCGTATACCTAGAAGCTAGACGATCATAAAGATTGTCTTCTACGGCTTCTTCAGTAATGGAGAACGCAAGTGCGATAGTCTCCATGGTATATCGGGCCGTGTAGGCTTCCTGCGCGTCGTCGTAAGACACGGCAGTACCTTCACTTTTAGTGGGAGCGGAACCAAAACCAGACAACATGACCTCTTCTTCAAAGGCACGATCTGAGCTTTCCATAGAAAAGATCTGCTCATGCTCCCTGTCGTAGCGGTCATATTCAAGGCCAAACAGGGCGTTCAGTCCAGGTTCCAACTCTTTGACAAGTTGTGATCTACTAATAGCCATTATTCAACCCTCCTAAACGCCGGTTACTGCAACAGTACCAGCAGCAATGGACCCAGTTGGGGCATTGAAACTGTTGTTGAGTCGTACTACAGCACCGATACCAGCCGCCGCAAAATCTTCGTTTGCGGAGTCTTGTACCCAACCCATGATCCGCAACTGTAGAGATGCGGTGGTATTGATTGTACTGATAGCCAAACGGCCTAGAGATAGACCACTTGAATCAGTGCCTGTAACACCTGTTGAAAGGTTAACATTTGCAAAAACTGCCGCACGAGCGGTGGCTTTACTAGTCCACGAAGCGTCGGTTGCAATTACATACAATTGGTTTGGATCATCTTCAACAAACGCCTCAATCGGGTGATTGCTGTCTGCTCCAGAACCGGGCCAGTAATTACTCCAGGTAGGTTTCCCAGTGCCACTAGCGACGTATTTACAACCCATGAAAACACCCAGAAGGCTTACCGTGCCACCAGCCGCATTCGCAGTCACACCAATAAAACCAGTGGAAAGCGGAATGACAGGTTGGCCGTGATAAATCTTGTCAGTGTTGCCATTAGCAATTTCATACATCGAGTAGCTGGAAAGCCCAGTGGAGTTAGTGGCCGAGCCCAATTTACTAAGTGGGCGAAGGCCAAAACTTCCATTTGAGTTTGCCATATTATTTGCTCCTTAAAGCAAAAAGGTTTAAAAATAGTAAGCCTAAGATTTCTTAGGACCACCAAACGTTACGCGCGATTGTCGTTCAGGCTTCTGAATCGCCATCGAATGATGCTGCGTCTCTTTTAAAAGATCGTTGTCCACGGCCTGCATTGCGTCAGTAGTTCTAGTTTTGAAATAAGCAGAACGTTCTTCAATGATCTCTACTGGAATACGGGCCAGTAAAAGTCCTCCTACACCGAAAACGCCTTCATATTTGCCAGATTCAATCGTTGGAGCTTCAAAGTCGGGGTATTCTTCTCGTCGGACCAATTCCCACCCTTCTCTCATACGGGCGGAAATGTTTTTACGGTCGTCAAAGCCCCTAACTTCTGCTCTTATCCAACGATGAGAAAAGCCTTCGGGTGCATCAGGAGCGTCCAATAAAGACGGAGGTTTCCAAGGGGCGCGTCGCGGCTTTGCAGCACGGACCTTAGAAGCGCGGGGAGTGCGATCAATGTTTTCCTGTTGGTCAGTCATATTTTCGTTCTCCATCACGAAGTCTTGTGTTTTGCGTAATCGGCAAGTGGAACACCTAGTTTTTTAGCAATAGCTACTTCGCTAGGTGAGAGCCTTACTACTTTGCGCCCAGAATTGCTGGAGCGAACGGCAGAGGCTACGGCCTGCTGTGGCCTACGACCCTCTGTTATAGTTACTGTTTCCCCGTTGGAACTACCATTAAACTTATGGGGGAACGCTTCACGTAATCGTCTATCTATCTCATCATAATAGTCTGGGTTATTGGTGTCAAAGCCTTCATTCTCGACCAATGTCTTATGAATTCCAAAAGCAGCAAAAGTCATGGCGTCGTCTTCGCCAAACCACGCGTTATTATTGGCCCACTGCTCTGCTTTTGGATCCGCTCTTACTGGAGCCTTAGATTGCTGGGCCTGCTGGGCCTGCTGCTGCTGCTGGGATTGTTGCTGCTGTTGCTGGGATTGTTGAAGTTTAGCAGCCTTAACCCGTTCCTCTTCAATGACTAATTGAGCCATCTTTTTATTTAAACTAACCTGCTCCGAGGTGTTGTTTGTGGCGATAGCCATTTCAATGTCTTTTTCAAGCGCCGCAGATTGAGACGCTATCCTATCCCCATATTCACTCACATACCCGGCATCCAAATTCTGAACGCGGCTTTTGAGCGAAGTATTCTCTTTCTGTATACCTTGCGCAAATTGCAACGCTGCTTCTTGCTGTCTCTCAGCCTCTCGTAATTTGCGCGTCATCTTATCAATTCGTTTTTTAACTTTTTGGCTATATCCCTCGTGTTCTTCTTCTTCCGATTCACCGGCTTCACCGGCTTCTTGTTCCATAGATGAAGATACCTCAACATCTATGGATTTTCCCTCCGTAGGGACATCAATTAGTTCTTCAGCATTTTCGGGCATGGTCTTCCTCCATGTTACATGTGCAAGATATCTTCCGGATCTTGTATAACGGCAATGATTTCATCATCATTTAAAATACGAACTTCTCCACCATCTATCTTAAACCGTGCGCCAGAGTAACGACCGAAGATTACCCAGTCCTTCTCCGCGCACCACGGCCCTTCTGGAAACTTCTCTTTATCCTTATAAGCAAGAGATCCCACCTGTAATACATATCCGCATACTGTCGCTACAGCTTCACGGTCAATTATTTGATCTGGAAGTAAAACACCTCCCGTTGTTTTACCCTTCCCTTTATAAGGGAGGATAAGGATTCTCCATCCCGTAGGCTTCGGTAAACGATCCATGGAGCTTTGATCAAGTTTAGTCGGATCTAAAACCTTATCTTCAAGGTTCAGATACGACTTCTCCAAGGATACTACTTTTGCGCTTTTGCGTTGATTCGTCATTTGCATATTCTCATATGTTATTCTTCCTGTTTATCCAAAATGGTTCTTAATTCAGAGTTAATAAAATTTAAAGATTCTAAACATCCTACGAAACGGCAGTATTCTTCCATATTATCGGGAGACCCGTACTCCAACATTTCTATAATGCGGTCACGTCGATCCTTTATAACCTTAAAGATATGTTGAGATAAATGAATGTCATCCATTATTATTTAGATACCTTTTTAAACTTTTCAAAACTACGCAAGCCGCCTAATCCGAGCATACCAAGAAGAACTGGCATCATCGTACTCATATCAAGAGCCGGAAGATCAATTAAATTACCCGTTTGTGCTAAAACAAATTGAGCTATCGGCTGTAAAATATAAGTCCAACACAATGCAAGGCCGCAGGTCCATCCGACGAAAGGACGCCATCCGGCAATAAAAACATTTCTACTTTTGGCTTCTTCTTTGTTGACTTGTAATTGGGCAAGATCAATTTTAGCAAGATGATCCGTAAGCTGAGATTCAATCTCTCTTTTGGCCTGGGCCGCTTTCTCTTTATCAGGAAAAAAGCGGTCTAGAACATCCCCTACTAAGGGAACTAAACTGGGGATTAAAGAAGCCAACATATCCAGTACTCAATAAAGACCTTTTTCTTTTAGCACAAACGCCAATATCGCAACCGCTATACTTCCCATAATAAGGTACGGTTGATCAATTAAAAGTCCTACGCCACTTACTGCAATGGCTAGGGCCGCAAAAGTAGAGGGCTCTTTAACACGTTCCATAAACCATTTAGGCATTTAAAATCTCCTACTAATAAGTAAATGTGCCGCCACGAAGCATTGCGCCCATTCCACCCTTTGAAATAGTGCCCTTTGTAGTCTTACCTGTAGCAACTTGTGGAGTATCAACAACTTCTGGACCATTATAAGGAACTTTTCCCTGCCCCTTAATAACAAGACCTTTAGCAATTACGCCCACAGAAGAGCCTTTTTTGTTCAAAACCATTATAATCTCCTACTTAGCTCTAAGTTTCATTATTTCACGTTCTCGGGCCGCTTCTATACGGGAATCTACTATTCCCTCATTCGATTGAATGCGTTTATTACCTAAAGCAACTGTATTAGCATTTTTTTGCTTCGCTAGTTCAAGTTTCTGCAAATCAATGTTTGTATCTTGCTGGTCTTTACGAGCTTTAATTTCAAGATCCTGCGTTTTTAGAGCTATTAAGGGATCTTCTTCCCCTTGACCACTTAATTGAGCGCTCAATTGCTTAACTTCCTGCATACCTTGAGAAATTAAGTC